GGCCGCGTTCACCTACAAACACCGGACCCCAGAGGTCGATCAGCCCGTTATGCGCGGGCGTGCCGGACAGTTCGATGATCTTCTTGAACTTGTAGCGCATCTGGCAGAGCACGCCGAACTCGGACATCAGCGATTCGCCGATGATGGCCGACTTGCGCTGAACTGGCTTGGTCTTCTTGTCGCCACCCTTGAGCCTGCTGGCCTCGTCATAGATCAGGCAGTCGTAAGGCCATTTCCGCGAGCCCCAATGCTGCCAAAGCCACTTCAGGTTCTCCCGGTTGATGATGGTGACCTGCGCCGGGTAACGGAGCGCCGCGAGCCGCTGTTCTTCGTTTCCAGTGACGACGCGGTAGGTGAGATGCCGGGCGAACGCCCATGTGGCGATCTCTTCCGGCCATGTGTCCTCGGCCACCTTCAGCGGGGCCACGATAAGGGGATGTAAGACCTTGCCGTCGTTCAGCAGGCGCACCAGCGCCCGGAGGACGGCCCCCGTCTTCCCTAGGCCCATCTCTGCGCCCAGAAACACGTAGGGGAGGTTGTAGCAAAGCTCGGACATCCAGACCTGATAGCCACGGAGGTTGTGCAGCCCTAGGATGTGCTTAGGCGGACCCTCGATCAGTTCGAGGGCTTCGATGTCGAACGGCCGTTTGATCAGCGCTTGCTTTTTGGTCGCGGCCATATCAATCCCAGAATACGAACTGCGTCAGGTATGTTGTCGCAAAAGTAGGCTTCGCCGCCGTGGTCGTTGATCCGCTTGCGCTCGCGTTCCTGCTGCGGCTCCGGCGGTTTTCCTTCGTCCTTGAACTCGATATGGACGTGTCGTCCGTCCTTCAGAAACCCCCGATCTGGGGCACCCCGGCGACCGGGGTAGGCGAGTTTACGAACGTGCCACCCGTCTTCCTCGGCCCAAGTACAAATCGGTTTTTCGATGCGAGCTTCCATCAGAAGAACGAAGCGATGCCCTGCACGACCAAGGCCGTAAACAAACCACAGACGACCGAGATGCCTGCCATCAGCCACCAGTTCGTTGGCGTCGGTGGCGGGCCGGACGCCATGTGCTCGGCGAGACCGTTTAGGAAAAGCAGGATCGCCATGCAGAAGATGGTTACGACCAGAAATACCCAGAGAAACATGATGTCAGTCCTTCATGAACAGCTTCGAGACAAACCCGGCCGAAAAGGAAATCATGGAGCAGTTGAAGGACGTGTTCTTCAGTCTGCGCGAGGAAGATTACCTCAAGCTGCCGCCCATGATGATCCGCGACCATTGGGTGTCGATGCCCCTCAAGGCGCAGAAGCAGTACCGGGAGTTGGAGAGCACTTTTGTCTTGGAAGAGTTCGATCTGGAGGCGGCCAACGGGGGCGTCTTGACGAACAAGCTGCTCCAGTTTGCCAACGGCTCGCTGTACCTAGAAAGGGAAGACGAGGACGGCAAGGTCGTCCAGTTCACCGAGCACGTCCATGACGCCAAGCTTGATCAGTTGGACAGCATCGTGACCGAGGCTATGGGGAAGCCGATCCTCTTGGCCTACAGCTTCCAGTTCGACCTCGAACGCATCAAAAAGCGTTTTCCCTTTGCCCGTGTATTCGGAGAGGGTAAGAACGATACGAAGGACTGGAACGAAGGCAAGATCAAGCTGATGGTGACCCACCCGGCCAGCGCCGGTCACGGGCTCAACTTCCAGCACGGCGGCAACATTATGGTCTGGTACGGGCTCAACTGGAGCCTCGAACTCTACCGTCAGTTCATCAAGCGCCTGCACCGCTCCGGTCAGAAGGCCGACCATGTGATGCTTCACCGTATCTTGACACGCGGGACGGTGGATGAACGGGTCGTCGATTTGCTGGGCGACAAGAAAATGACGCAGGACCGAATCACCGAGGCCGTCCGGGTCCGGGTCGAGGAAGCCCAGCGAGTACACGAATGGTATAGGCAGGCAGCATGAGTACCCTGAGCGAAGACCTTGAAGACCTGATCGGCGATCTCACGCCAGACGAGCGCGTCGAACTGCGCCGCAAGGCCCGCGAAGAAACCAAGCGCCGGGAGTTCGCCGAGCGGATCGCACGCGGCAAGATCAACACGGCCGACGCGGACCCAGAGCAGGACCTTGGTGCGGTGAAGAATGGCGTCACGGCCACATGGATCGCGCAGGCTCTCCAGATGACCGCTGTCACGGTGCGGCAGAAGCTCGCGAAGTGTCCCTCGACCAAGCGCGGCAGCTTCGTGGTCTACAACCTCGCCGAGGCGATCCCCTACCTCGTCAAGCCTGCCCTCCAGATCGACATGAAGAAGGTCAAGATTACTGACCTTCCGAACGGCCTTCAGGAGTCGTACTGGCGGGCGAAAAAGCTCCGGCAAGAATGGGAGCGCGAAGCCGGGCATCTCTGGCACACGGCCGATGTACTCGACGTGTTCAGTGCGGCCTTCCAAGCCATCAAATTCGCCACGCAGTTGTGGCTCGACGACATGGAGCGCGAGACCGCGATCACGCCCCAGCAGTTGCGGTTCCTCGTCATGAAGGTCGATGAACTCCAGCAGAAGGTCTACGAGGAACTGATCAAGATACCGACCAGCCGTGCCACCCTGCCGACAACGAAAGACCACACGGACGATCCCGAGCCGGAGGGCGACAACCTCCCTCCTGATCTGGAGGAAGACCTTGCAAATCTCATTTAAGACGCTCGAACAAATGATGGTGCAGGCGGCCGAGGCTGTCCGCCCACCCGAGCGCCTGAGCGTGTCGCAGGCGGCCGAGAAGTACCGCAAGCTGGAAAACCAAGGCTCCTACGTCGGGCCGTGGAAGAACAGCATGACGCCATATCTCAGCGAGCCGATGGACATCCTGAATAACCGGGAGTTCACCGGCATGGTCTTTGTCGGCCCCGCGCAGTGCGGCAAGACCGACATGTTCCTGAACTGGCAGACTTACTCGGTCATCTGCGACCCGGCGGACTTGATGCTGATTCAGACGGCGCAGGATACCGCCCGCGACTTCTCGATCCGCCGGGTCGAGCGTCTGCACCGACACACGGCGGCCGTCGGCGACCGGCTTCTGCCACGACGAGACGCGGACAACACCTACGACAAAAAGTACATCAGTGGGATGCTGCTGACGCTATCGTGGCCGACGATCAACCAGCTTTCAGGCCGACCGATCCCCCGGCTCTGGCCGACCGACTACGACCGCATGGACGAAGATGTGGACGGTGAAGGCTCACCCTTCGATCTGGCCCGCAAGCGAACGACCTCGTTTCGATCTCACGGCATGACCGCTGCTGAATCATCCCCCGGCCGTGTCATCACCGATCCGAAGTGGCAGCGAAAGACGCCGCACGAAGCCCCGGCTACCACGGGCATTCTCGCCCTCTACAATCGCGGCGACCGGCGGCTGTATTACTGGCACTGCATCTCCTGCCATAACGCCTTCGAGCCCAACTTCAACCTGCTGCGGACCAACGACTCCAAGGACCAGATGGAGCAGGCTGAAGGCGCGCACATGGACTGCCCCCATTGCGGGCAGGTCTACTCCCATGATCCCTCGAACGACGGGATGGAGGGGCCGGGCAAGCACGTCATGAACGCCGAGGAAGCTGCATGGGTCGGTGACGGTCAGCAGTGGACCCCGGAGAAAGAGCTTGTCGGGAACAAGATGCGGTCGGACATCGCGAGCTTCTGGCTCAAGGGGATGTGCGCCGCGTTTTCCGACTGGAAGACCCTCTACCTCAACTGGCTCAAGGCCGAGGAAGAATACGCCAACACGGGCTCCGAGAAGGCCCTGAAGACCACGATCAACGTCGATCAGGGGTTAGCCTACTTGCCCAAGTCTCAGGCGGACCTCCGTGTCCCCGAGCAGTTGAAGGCACGCGCCAAAAACTACGGCGACCGGGTTGTGCCGTGGGGCGTTCGCTTCCTGATCGCCACCATCGACTTGCAGAAGAACCGTTTCATCGTCCAAGTACACGGGATCGGTGCAGGGCTCGACGTGTGGGTCATTGACCGCTTCGAGATCAAGAAGTCCGAACGGCTCGACGAGGACGGCGAGCACTTGTGGGTCAACCCCGGCGCGTACCCGGAAGACTGGAAGCTGCTGGTCAAGCAGGTGCTCAAGAAGACCTACGCGCTGGGCGACGGCAGCGGCCGCCACATGGCAATCAAGCAGGTCGTCAGCGACTCGGGTGGTAGTGAGGGCTTCACGGCCAACGCCTATGCGTTCTACCGTTGGCTGCGGCGGTACGAGCCCGGCTTCGAGGACGGTAAGATCGGTGCGACCCAAGAGGATGACATGCTCTGGGACCCGAACTTGGCGGCCCGGTTCATGCTGCTCAAGGGTGCCTCCAGCCCGGACGCCCCTCGTGTCGCCATCAGCTATCCCGACAGCCAGCGCAAGGACCGCAACGCCGGGGCACGCGGGGAAATCCCCGTGCTGATGATCAACCCGAACATGCTCAAGGACACCCTGAACATGCGTCTAGACCGCACGGAGCCCCGTGGCGGCCGGATCAACTTCCCCGACTGGTTGGGGCCGAACTTTTACTCGGAACTGTGCGTCGAAGTGAAGGACCCCAAGGGCAACTGGATCAACCCCAAGGGCTACCGGAACGAGTCGTGGGACTTGCTCGTCTACTGTCTGGCAAGCCTGCTGATGCCGACCATCATGGCCGAGTACATCAATTGGGATGAAGAGCCGCCGGGCTGGGCGAAGGATTGGAATGACAACGATCTGGTCTTCGATCCGGTCGCCAAAGAGAAACCTTTCGACAATAAGCGGGGCAGTGACTATGATCTCGGCTCACTGGCAGAAGCTCTTGCGTAAGGGACCACCGTGGCTGACCGCACCCAACTCGTGATCTGGCTTCGAGAAGCCGAGACCGCCTACCACCAATTGAACATGGGCCTGCGGGCCAAGGTGTTCGTTGACCAGAACGGCGAGCGCGTCGAATACGAGGGCTCCAGTCGTGGGCAACTGCTCGCCTACATCAACGACCTGAAGCGCCAACTCGGTATGGGTGGCATCCTCGGTCCCTCCACGGTGATCATCTGATGAAGCACATGAGCCCCGAAGTTCTAGCCGACATCGAAGAGCTTGTCGGCCCGATCTCAAACGATCAGGCGATGGGGCCGGTCGAGAACAGCCGCGTCTTCGACCATGAACTCGGGATGTGGTCGCCTCCGATCATGTCGGCTGATGGCGTCGAGCTACCTGACAAGATGACGAACGACGCGCGGGTCAAGCAGATGACCCGTAGCGACGGCTTCGTGCAGTCCGGCGTAAACGTCCAGAAAGACAACATCGTCGGCTCCGATTTTTTCCCCGTGATGAAGCCGGAGACCCGCGTCCTCGGATCGGGCGCTGACGAGACGTGGGTCGAAGAGTTCAAGGAAGAGCTTGAGAGCAAGTTCTACCTCTGGGCCGAATCGCCGGGCAACTGGCCCGACGCCTCGCGCCAGAACACCCTCACGGGGCAAGTCCGCATGGCCGTCGGTCTGGACTGCATCGGCGGCGAGTCCCTCTGGACCGTCGAGTGGATGCGTGACGCTGGTCGCCCCTTCCATACCGCGCTTCAGGCCATCGACCTTGACCGTCTCAGCACGCCCTACGGCATGGAGTTCGAGCGGAACGTCCGTGGTGGTATCGAGCAGGATCGCTACGGTGCGCCGCAGGCGTATCATATCCGCACGCACCACCCGACCGACTTCGATCGTATGCAGTACGGGCAGGAGTGGAAGCGGGTCCCGGCGAAAAAGCCATGGGGGCGCGAGCAGGTCATCCACATCAAGGACACGACGCTGCCGGGCCAGACGCGTGGCATCGCTGACATTGTGGCCGGGCTGAAGGCCCTCAAGATCACCAGCCGGTTCCGCGATGTGAAGCTCCAGAACGCCGTGGCAAACGCCATGTTCGCGGCCAGCATTGAAAGCGAGCTTCCCCCGGAGGCCGCCTATCAGCAGCTTGGCACCGTCACGGGCGGCCCAGCCAAGGCCGTGGTCGATTACGCCGGGCAGTATCTCGCGGCTATCGCTGAGTATTCCAAGTCCAGCCGCCATCTTCAGTTGGACGGGATCAAAATCCCGCATCTGTTCCCCGGCACCAAGCTCCAGCTTCGTCCGGCCGGTGCAGGCGGCGAGGTCGGCATGGACTTCGAGGCTTCGCTGCTTCGCCATCTGGCCGCGATCCTCGGGATCACCTACGAGCAGTTGTCCAAGGACTACAGCAAGACCAACTATTCGTCCGCACGCGCGGGCATGGTTGAAGCTCGCAAGTCGATGATCGTCCGCAAGAAGCGCGTGGCGGATCGTCTGGGCAATAGCGTCCTGCGCCTCTGGTTCGAGGAAGCCGTCAACACCGGCTATCTGGAGACCATGAAGTATTCCAAGCTGCCGAGCATCTACGACCCCCTGATGTTCGAGGCATATCTTCAGTGCGATTGGATCGGCGCTGCCATGGGGCAGGTCGATGAACTGAAGGAAACTCAGGCCGCAGCACTGCGCCTGAAGTACAACCTCTCGACGCTGGAAGACGAGATCGCCAAGTCCGGCAAGGATTGGCGGAAGGTCTTGATCCAGCGCGAAAAGGAAGTCAAAGAGCTTGAGAAGCGCGGGCTCGTCATGGAGCTTGACGACAACATGATGAACGCCGCGACGGGCGAGCCCCGCGAGAAGACCGGAGAGCAGGAAAATGGCGCAGCCGCCGCGTAGTCTACCCCCACTGCTGGAGCAGTTGACGACCAATCCGCTCCTGATCGACGAGCGCCACGGTGAGCTATTCGAGGCGAGCGTGCTCCATGTACTCGGACACGAGCACGCGGCCGACTTCACGAATCGCCCCAGCCTCGGCGCGAACGGTGACAGCGATTTTTGGCCCCAGCCTGATTCGTGGGAGGCGGCCTACCGCCCTTACAATGTCGTAAACGGCATCCTGCAAATCCCCGTCATGGGCGTGCTGCTCAATCGCTTCCCCTATCAGCTTGGACGCTGGGCAACCGGCTACAAGTATCTGGAGATGGCGCGCAAGCGTGGGCTCGAAGACGAGAACGTCAAGGGCATCGCCTACATCCATCACAGCCCCGGCGGCGAGGTCGCCGGTTGCTTCGAGGAAGTGGACGCCATCTACGAGAGTCGTGGGATCAAGCCGATCCGGGCGTTTGTGGCTGACTACAGCTATTCCGCCTCTTTCGCTCTGTGCTCGGCCGCCGACGACATCATCATCACGCGCTCGGGCGGCGTCGGCTCTGTCGGCGTGGTCACTGCGCATGTGGATTTCTCGGAAGCCTACAAGCAGATGGGGATCAAGATCACCCACATCTTCGCCGGTAAGCACAAGGTCGATGGAAACTCGACTGAGCCCCTGCCGAAGGAAGTCAAGGCGCGGATTGAAAAACGCATCGAAAAGCTCTACGCAGTATTTACGGAGACGGTAGCGCGAAATTGCGCTATGGATGACAGTGCAGTTCGGGCAACCGAGGCACTGACCTACGACGCTGAAGACGGTATCGAGGTCGGTTTCGCTGATCGGCTGGGTGCCCTCGAAGACGAAATGGCAATCTTTGCCGACGAGGCAGAAATCGGAGACGAACAAATGGCCGACACCAAGACCTACAATCAGGAGCAGTACGACGCCGCCGTCGCCACTGCCCGTACCGAAGGCGAAACCGCCGGTAAGGCCGCAGGGCTCGCCGAAGGCAAGACCGCTGGGGCTGCTGAAGCATCGGCCGCCGCGACCACGCGCATGAACGCCGTCCTCGACTCCGAGGAAGGCAAGAAGCGCCCCAAGGCCGCCGTCAACGCCCTGAAGACCTCCATGTCGGCTGAAGAAGCCATCGCCTTCCTCGCCACCCTCGACGAGGAAAAGCCTGCCGCTGGCGGCAAGCCCGCAGCCAAGACCGAACTGACGCCGTTCGAGAAGGCCATGGGCACGGGCAATCCTGAAGTCGGTGCTGAAGCCGAGACCACCGATGAACCGGAAGGCGCGGAAGCGACCTCCAACTCCATCCTTGCTGCTTTCGGTGCCGTGTCCGGCATCAAGAAGCCCAACAAGGCCGCGTAACCGAGAGCCCGCCGGGCTCGAACTTCAACCGACAGCCAGCAGGAGACTCCCATGGCTCACGATACCTACATCCCCGAATACGCGCCCGGCATCGCAGCCTACGCCACCGAATCCATCGGCGGTCGCGGCGATCCCCGGTTCGGCGAGGGGGTTCCCACCACCACGACCGTAACCGTCCCCGAGAACTCGGACTTCGACCTCTACCATGTCGTCGGCCGTCTTCCGAATGGCGACATCGTTCCGGCCGTCTACGGCACGGCTGGCGGCGTTGCCTCCGGCGCGTTGACCTT